AACCATTCCGTTAGTTCCTTTTTTGAACTCAGAACCATAAATGAATACAGTACAAGCAGTAGACACAGCAAATGCTTGTCCTGTTGCCTCATAGTAAGCTACTGTGAAAGTAGTTGCTGAAGGAACTGCAGTAACGATTGCTTTGTTGAAAACACCTGAAGTGTTGTTCTGAATCATTACAGTTTGTCCAATTCTGATAGCGATGTAAGTAACTCCTGTATCAGCAACTGTGAAAGTAGCTGTGTTAGAGTTAATTGCTGCTGCTGAAGTACAGTTAGTGTACTTAATATGAAGACGACCTTGTTCTGCCCATTTGATTTGGTCAGAGTTAGAAGGCATCTCTGCACCTACCATTCTTAAGAATGATGCGATAGTTCTATTACCATAACGCTCAAATTCTTTTTCGTAAGTATCAGGAAGATACTGATTTAAGAAGTTGAAGTTAGTAATATAGTTTGTCGATAACGCTACTTGCTCCGCTGCTGGTTGTAATGCAAAAGTAGGCGTTGAATTTAATTGACCTGCCATTTTTACTTTTTTTTAAAATTTTATACTCTTTTTATACTACGGATCTTTAGGCTTTTACCCGAATCAGGATTTACCGCTTTTACCTGCATTCCATCCATCGGTTTTGTAACTTCAGGAGCTTTTCTTTCAGACATGTTTATATTCTTAATGCCTTTCATTGTTCCCTCTGTTGCATCTGATTTGCCTTGCTCATAAAAGAACTTAGCAAACTTCTCAGGATTCATAGCAATTGCTAATGACTTATGATAACCAACTGCATCTTTAATTAACCCTTGTTCATCCAAAAACTTATTAATAAAGTTTGCAGGATTAGATTGAGCTTTTTTAAGTTCAGCAGAGTCTCCCGGATTGAAAGTGATTTTTCTGTCATCAACATTGAACTCAAAACCTTTGAACTCTCCGTTAAAAACTTCGTCAGTTTTTTGATTAAACCAACCTCTCTTTCTTTCGTTTTCTTCTTCAATAGTCTTCGCTTGCTTGGTATATTGCTTATAGCTTTCGTAAACTTCTTTTTCCTCATCAGAAACAAGTGGGGCACTTGACTCAAGTGGTACTTTGTATTTTTCTTTTTGAGTGTTAAAAAATTTTCTTGCCTCAGCAACAGCCTTTTTTGTTGTAATCTTAACTCTCTTAATGTGTGATTCATCATCAATATCTTCGTCATATCGATAGTCATCCATTAGAGCGTCAATGTCATCAGCATCAAGTCCTTCTTGAGTTGCTGATAAATAATTTTTAAGTAAACTTTCAGGGTCCATGGAATCATAGTCTTTTTTAAGACTTAAGAAATCCTCAAAACCTCTTCCTGTTTCCTTTTTGTATTTCATATAAGCAGCAACATCTTCAGGCAAAGCCTCAGTCTCTTGTCTTTGAGCTGTCAACTCATCAAGAGAGTTTATCTGCTTATTGTATCTTTTTTCAATATAAGAAAGAACTTGTTGTTCATCTAATTCAGGTTGTTGTATAATATCTTGTACATCATCCTGTTGTTGCACATCATTCTGTACAATATCTTGTACAGGTTCTTCAAATTGTTGCTCATGTTTATCAAGTAACTCTTGTTCTACTTGTGCAACTCCTTTTTCTTCTGTGCCATCTAATAATCTAACTTTTAATTCCATTTTGATTTGATTTAATTTTTTACAAATGTAAACATTTTTGTTTATTTTTTAACGAGGCTCAAATTCTCCTAAATCAAAGCCATCTAAACTATCTTCGTTTGACTCAAAATTCAAAGGAGGAAGATTGTTCTTACGTTGGTCTATAAGTTTAGACTGCTCTGTATTTTGTTGGCTAATCCTTTTAGATTTAGCATCTTCACGCTCTTTCTCTCTTTGACTTAAAGTCTGTATTTCTGCACCTTTTATTTGTTGATTGTATTGGAACTCTTCAGCCATTAAGTGTGATTTCAATTCGGCCTCAACCTGCATTGTCTTAATGTTATACTCAGTCTCCATTTGCTTCAATCTCATTTTCATCTCTAATTCAACCTGCATTTTTTGCATTGCCGTTTGAGCTGCCATTTGTTGAGATTGTAAGTTTTGTTGAGCAACCATGGCTTGTTTTTGCATCTCCATTTGTTCTTCACGCTCTTGTTTCTTAACTCGCTTCACTTTCAATAATTGATTTGCAAGTTTAAGATTTTTAAGTTCACGAATGTCAATGGCATCTTCAAGATTAATATCTCCTTTAGATAAAGCCATTTGGATATTTGCTTCAAGTTGTGCTTTTTGTTCTTCATCAGGAGCTATCTCTATGAATATACCAAAGTCATAGATATAAAGGTCTGATATTTCACTTAGGATAGAAACATTGTATCTTCCTATTTTATTTATAAACTCATCTTTAAAATCAGAATACTCTAAGATGTCTGCAATCCTATATGTCAATGCTTCTGCTAATGAACGGTATATAAATAAACCACCATCAAGAATATGACGAGTAGCAGTATTTGAATTTAAAGCAGCAAGTTTTTGTAACCCTACTAATGAATGAGGGTCAGGTGTAGAACCATCTCTCGCTTCATTCAATCCTGTTACCGTTCTAATCATATCCATATAATGATTATAGTTACCTATAAGCATTTGAGTTTTACTTAATCCTGAGTTAGATGTTAATTGGGTAATTGGAACTCTTGCGTTATTAAACTCTCCATCTTGAGTATAACTTCTACCAATAACACTACCTGTTTGGAAGTATAGTCTCAAAGCATCCTCAGGATTATAAGCAGCACCTGTGCCTAAATCAACTTCGTTTAATCCATCAGCATCAATGAATACACCATCAGGTACAACTCTATTAATTACCTGTTGAAGTTTTAAATGAGTAATTTGAATAAGGTCAGCAAATGGTATCATTCTTCTTACTGTAGACTCAATAGCACCTTTGTACATACGAGGAGCTGAAGCTACATAGTTAGGTAAAGCGTGTTGAGTAGCTGATTTAGGTCTTACCATATTCTCAGAAAGTTTCCACTGCAATAAGATATTGGTTCCCATAACCATAATACCTTCATACCAAACGTCAATAGTCTTTTGTATTTTCTCAAAGTTCCCTTCTTCCATCATCTCTGTTGGAGGATTAAAACTATCATCTTTCTCGATAAGCCTAGACCCACCATTGTCAAGCATTTTCTTTTTATAAACTACTTTTTTTGTAGTCTTATAATTGAAATACATTAATGTACACGTGTCTCTTGAAAATACACTGTTCTCATAAAATTGAGCAACATTATAATAATCATACCAACCTTGACTGTACTGAGTTATTTCTTGCAACTGCTCTTTAGTCAAACTTTGGTCTATCTTCATCAACTCTGTTATCGGTAAAGTTTTAATCTCTCCCCAATAAAAACAATCTCTGAAATAAGGATCTTCAGTATAACTATAAACCACATTCGCAGGGTCAACATAAGATATTTTAATTCCTGCTCCTTGAAGAAATTCGTGTTTAGCAATAGATATACCAAGAACTGTAGCATCATAATCAAGTCTTTTACGAACCTCATCGTAATGGTTTTCATCAAACATTGTATTGATAGCCTCTTCTTCGGCAATCTCAATAGCAGGCTTATAGTTTAATTGCATATATAATGATAATTCCTCATCATTATTTGGTAACTTATTAGGGTCCATTATAAATGGATTTGCACCTGATAGCTCTTGTATTTTAGTTAAAGCTTCTTTACCAACCATTTGAGACTCTACCAACTCTTGATGCTTGTTTCTTTTTGCTTGAGACATTGCATCTTGAGAATATGCCTTAACCTTGAAAAGTCTATTTGACATACCATTTACAATAATGTCAACAAACTTTGGTATTACAGGAACAGGTGTCCAATCTAAATTTAGATATGACAAATCTCCATCAATAGCTAATTCATTCTTATACTTAGCAACAGACTGCTCACCTCTTGCATAAAGTCTCAATCTATGGAACTCTTTCCATTGACCATAATATCTACAATTGCTTCCATCTTTCCTAAACCACTCATATTGAATAGCTTGACCTACTTGTAACCCAAATTGTTGGGAAGCTTTAACCGCATCAGTAGCTAACTGACTCGGAAAGGCTGACGATGTTATATCTATTACTACGTTTTTCATGTAATTATTTGACTTGTTGTTCCTTCATTCGAATACCTTGCGAAGTTAACAATAATTTTTGAATCTTTTTTCTCGGGCAAATATAAATGCTTTTGATTGGCCATAATAGCCAATCCTGAACTAATAGAAGCATCAAATTTTGTTCTGTCGTTTATGTCAAACTTTGCCCAATCTTCTAATGTTCTTGTAAAAGGCATAGTTCCCATTTCATCAGACTCTCTATAAGCACCTGCCAAATCAAATCCGACATATCTCTCTATGTAAGACTCGATTGCAGAAGCATGAGACTGCTTCACATCTTCAGATGAGTTTGGAATACCTCCAAGTTCTCTCTCTGTCTTTGTTAGTTTATTGTATTGTTTATCAGGTCTATTCAAACAATAATTCCTATACCCTCTGTTTTTAAAATGATACAATAATCTAGGTTTGTTGTTCTCTATAAGAATTGGCATACCATAAAACACACAAGCCATTAATACCTCCTCAAAGAATATCTCTGCTGTTTGAGGTCTTGCTATGTACTCAAGGAAAAACTCGTTTACAGGAGCTTCATCCATGTGAAATTTAGTAAGACCATGGAGCGAACCATTTGACCCTCTTCCTCCAACTACTGCAGATATATCATAAGAGTCACACCCAAATGAGCCTAGATATTCATTACCGGGATACTTAGATCCATTTCGTATATGAATATTATTTTGAAGGTGTTTTGCAGGTGTCCAACTTACCAAGAATCTACCCCTTGAATCAGGAGTGAATATAACTTTACTATCTTTAACTCCATCTCTCCAATGAAACGAACCTCTTGTTAAAAAATGTTCTTTAACCAAGCTGTCGTTATAATCAATCTGCTGATATATCTTTGTAAGGTTAAATAGAGACTGTTTGCTTTCATCTCTGAACGCATGTGATGTTGTTCTAGGAAACTGACGATAAAATTCATTTAACGCATCAGAATCGCTTTTTAAAGAATCAACCTCTGCTTCCCAATATTCAACAGCTCCATTTTTTATCATCATACCATCAACTCCCTTCACAGGTGTCTCCGGTTTGTAGAACACAGGCATGCCATAGATGTCTATAAACCCTTCCATGTTCCACTCCATAGGAATGAACAAGCTATATAAACCACTTTTGGTTTGACCATTAGCATTACGACTTGTTACTACTGAATCTTCATATAGGTCTTTGTAGTTTTGACCTCCTTTTGATAATGCATTTGAGGTTGAACCCATCATACACTTTCCAATAATCTTGCTACCTAACCTAAGACATGTTTTGGTAACTCGCCAATTGTTTTGAATGTTATTTGGCTTAACCCATTTTGCACTTTCGTCATGAGCTAAAAATATAAGTTTTTCTCCATCATAGGAGTTCTCTTCTGTATTCTTCCAATCTATTGATGTATCCAAACCATCTATGGCATCACTATCTATGTCATACATGTTTTTCTTCGTAATCTTAGATGCCGGTACACGAAAAGCCAACTCTGTCTTTGGCTTATCCATACCATCCATAATTGGCTTGAAGAAAAATGGAAGTCTATTATTTATAGGAACTACTTTGTCAGTAAACATCTTTTTAGCATCGGCTCCTGTTTTTGATAAGATACCTATCCTTGCATCTCTTGCAAGTGTTCCTATGTTTACACATTCAGACGATGACATAAATGAGAATCCTGAACGTCTAATCTTTAAGTATATCATTCCAAAACTTCTCTCATCTGCTTTACACGCTTCCCAAAAAATCCAATATATCCTATTGGCTTCACGAAAGTCAGGGTATCCAATATCTATACTAGACCATTGAAGATACATATAATGAGAACCTGTAATATAAGTTGGGGTTCCATTGTTCATAAACCAAAAGCCTTGCTCTCTAAAATCAAACTCATTTTCAATGTAATCAACCCACCTGTTTTTAAATTCAGCTGCCATTTCATTCCATTGAAATATTGATTGTATTCTTGAAAGTTCTTTAGGGATTGGTTGTCTTTCCCAATACTGTTCAGCTTTTGAATTGCTTCTTTTAAAACAATCTTTTGGTGTTTTAGGAAGAGCGATATTAAGTCCTGATATATTGATTATATCTCCTATCTCTCCTGTCTTTGATATTACTACAACATCATATTGGTCATTGTATCCATATATCCAAGACTTATTACTATTTTTTTTAGTAATAGCATTAGAAGGTATATGGTCCCTTACTATGGTATAGATATTATTTTGACCTTCTTTCTGCAAATCCTTGTTTTGAATCAGTTTTATTAATACCTTTTTCAGATAATTCTATGCCTTCTTTCTCAGATTCTATTCTATTTAAAATCTCGAATGCATCAAATATAGCTAATTTTTTTGTAGCAGCAGCATTTTTTAATTTGTCCGCAGCCAATTCACCTCCGATATCATCAATATTTAAGATAGGTTCTTCAGCTACTTTTATTAACTCAAGAACTGCCTTATGCCCGGCAGAAATAATTTTTAGTTTTGTTTCTTTAGGTGTCATACTATTATCTATAAAACATTACATATACCATTCTACCCTCTTTCCAACCTGTGTTTGGATATTTACTATGAAAATAATTTGAAGGGTACATAAGAGCTCGATTTGGTCTATACCCTACTACAGAGTGTAAATCCCAATTATCTAAGTTATTTGCTTCCTCTGAAAGGAATCTATCTGCTTCTTCATTAGGAACATCTAAAGGCATTTCATAACCTACATCTTTATGTTTCCAAAAAGCAGTTCCATGCAAACCTTCTTTTGTAGATGGAGATATATATAACACAAGTGCTCTTTCAGGTCTAATATCTCCTACTTTTGAATCTGCATGTATTCTCCAATCAGTATCAAATTCTTCAGTTGCTACTCTAAAAAATCCTAATAAACATTCTCTTTGTACACCATCAATTGCAGATAGTTTTTCAACGATATGGTCATCAAATTCTTTATTGCTATATTGAACCCAAAACTTTTTATCTCCTACTTCAACTTCTTGAAATTGATTACTTAATAAACTATTATAAACATAGTTATAAATATCTTCTTCTAAAAAATCATCTATAATATTTATCATAGCTTCATTGTTATTTGATGGTCATACATTCTATACAACTTCTCTCCATCAATATTAAATTCATATTCACTATCAGGTACGAAACAAACCATATCCCCGGATCTTATACCTTTCGTTGATAGGTACTTATTTGGATACTTCATAATGCCCATTAATGGTTCTTCCGAGAAAGGCTTAGAGATATATGACTCTACTGTGGGAATTGGTTTAACAAAGCAATATCTATCGTATGCGTACCATGTATCTCCTTTTTTATACATGAAGAATTGATCTATTTCAATAAAGAATAAATCTTCTTTGAAGAAACTTTTGCCACTTTTTTGTCGGCCTTTAATGTCATTATAAAATTTGAATACATTATGATGTACAAGAAGTATATCTCCTATATATATAGGTCCGACATAGCCGATGGGTAGTTCTACAACCTCAGCATATCTATTAGAGAACTTATGATCTTCTTCTGATGTACTAACTATAAACTCAATACCACCGATGTCTTTTGTGTTGTCATAGCGTTTACCATTTACAGGCTTTGCTATAAAATAAAATGGAGATTTCATTAAAAATTTATATTATATTCGATTGAAATAGGTATATTAGGATTAAACTCCTTCCACAAAACTACTTCTTCTTTTTGATTTATAATATATATTAATACATCTTTTTTATTATTTATATTTTTCGTATATCCATTGTAACTATATATTATAACTTGCTATTTGTCCTCCTGTTGTAGCAACAGTACTTGCATTCTGTAATCTATCACCAATACTATTAGCTACAAACCCTGATGATATTAAATAATTCCAACACTGAGCAGGCGTCATAAGTAGTGTACCTACAGTGTTATCTACTGCAACTCCTTGTAATACGTTTATTGCAGATGGAACTCTCATTGTTCCTGTTAATTCGCTTGATGCACCATATGTAGTTCCAAACCTTACGTTACTTGTTGCTGGATTTCCTAAAGCTACTCCAGCAGCATATAATGTTCTATTACCACCTGTACTTATTTGAAATAACCAGCTTGATGTATTTGTGTCTATTGTTACTCTTGGTGCTACAATAGCCATATTATTAGTTGAATTAATTACGTTACCACTTACTTTTACATAAGTACCAGATGAATAATTACCAGTTAAAGCAAAAGATGAGTATATTGCTGGAGAACCAGTATTTGCAGTAATTATTCCAGTAACTGATATTGTTGCAGCATTTGTTACGTTAAAAATTGCGGGTTGAGTTGTTGAAGCATTTACGTTACCTATTTGATTATAAGTGACTGGTCCAGTTAAATAAACTGCTACTGTTACATTAGCAGTTGTATTTCCAGTTATATTTATAGTTCCACTACTTGCTCCAATAGTTGCATTACTTATAATAGCAGAAGTTGGTGCTGTAATATTACCAGTTACATTTAATGTTCCAGCAGCACTCATTAATATACAGTTAGTATTTGTTCCCACACCAGTTAGTGTTGAAGAAACATCCCCAACAATATTAACATTTCCAGTTGAAGTTACTGATATTATACTTCTACCGCCAAAATTATTGTCTAAATTATAGTTTCCATTACAATTTAATGTACCAGTTCCAGAATTTCTAATAACTAAAGCACTTACAACATTAGGCACTGTCAAAACACTTCCATTAAAAGTGGCAGTATTTGGACTTGCTAAATTCATCTCTAAAACAGGAACTGATGCTATTCCAGGAATAATACCAGTTGAAGCAGTTGTTGTTAAGTTACCACCATTTGCATAAATAAATTGCCCACCAGTAGCATTTCCTAATACAGTACCATTACTTTCTGTCATTTCAAATTCTGTAATGATTGGTGAGTTTCCTAAAAGCCCAACTGCTATTATATTTATTCTATAATAAGTATATGAAGTTGTATTTGCTAAAATACTGCTTGTATAAATTCCACTTGCTGGTATTGTATTTGCTGTAACTGTTTCTAATGTTGTATAAGTAATTCCATCATTAGAACCTTGAAATGTCCAAGTTGAAGGATTAAAATTAACATTAGTACTACCTCTAACAATATATCTTTTAATAATCTTTCCACTTGTAAATTGATAACCTAATATTCCAGTATTAGCAACTGCAGAACCCCATTGTGAAGCATTTCCATCTTGTGCAAAAGCATTCCAAGGAGGATTACTTCCAGTTGAGGAACTTGCAAAAGCTACACCACTTGGTGTGGTATTAGAAGTCATAGCTGGAGTTGCAATATTAGGCACTGAAACAGTAGGTATTGTATTTCTTATTGTCTGTACTGTATATGGTCCATTTATAGTAACTGTAAATCCATTTGCGTATAAATCATCAGCGCTTGTTGGAACTGCTCCGTTATCCCAAATTGCTGTGTTATTAAAATTACCCGTTGCTACTGCAAATCTTGTTGCCATAATTTATTTTTATATATTATATGATGCTATTTGTCCACCTGTCGTTGCTACTGTTGCAGCGTTTTGCAACCTATCTCCAATGCTGTCAGTAGTAAATCCACTTGAAATTAAATAGTTCCAAAAATCTGCAGGAGTCATTAATAGTGTACCAGCTGTATTATCAGTTAATACTCCTAATAATACTGTTGCAGGTATAGGCATAGCTAATGTACCTGTAAGTTCACCTGACGCCCCATATGTAGTTCCAAGTCTTACATTTGTTATCGCAGGGTTACCTAAAGCCACGCCTGCTGCGTAAAGTGTCCTGTTACCGCCTGTTGATATTTGGTATAACCAAGTTGATGTGTTTGTATCTATCGTTATTCTTGGAGCTACAATAGCTAAATTATTTGTAGAGTTAACTACGTTTCCACTTACTTTTACAAATGTTCCAGAGCCATATCCACTTGTCAAAGCAAACGAAGAATATACAGCGGGAGCTCCTGTGCCTGCTGTAATTATTCCTGTTATTGATATTGTAGCAGCTGCAGTATTATTAAAAATAGCTGCTTGAGTTGTTGAACCATTTACGTTCCCTATTTGTGTATAATTAATAGCTGAATTTATATAAACAGCAGGCGATACACTTGCTGTTGTATTTCCTGTAATATTGACATTTCCTAAATTCACAAGAACTGTTGATCCAGTTAAAAAAGTTGTATTATTGCCTGAAACATCTCCTGTAATGTTAAGTGTTCCAGCTGCAGTCATAGCTACAGTAGTTGCAAAATTTGCTCCATAAGTACCTGTAACATTTCCTACAATATTTAATGTTCCTGTGCCTGATACTTGAATTAATGATCTAGCAGTACTACCATCTAAATTATAATTTCCATTCAGATTTAATGTTCCTGTGCCTGAATGTCTAATAACATTAAAGTTAACACTATTAGGTACTGTCAAAACACTTCCGTTAAATGTAGCAGTATTAGGACTTGCTAAAGTCATTTCTAAAGTTGGTGTTGTTGAGCCTACAACAATAGCAGGCGAAGCAGTACAAGTTAAATTTCCACCATTTGCAAATCTAAACTGACCACCTGCCGCAATAAGAGGAACTGCATTTAATGTATTTCTAATTGACAATACAGTAAATGTTCCGTTTATAGTAACAGTAAATCCATTTGCAAATACATCGTCTGCCGCTGTTGGCAAAGTACCACCATCCCAAGTCGCTGTACTGCTCCAATTTCCTGTGGCTACTGCATATCTTAAAGCCATTTATTATAGACTTTTTTCGTTAATAAATGTTTGCAAAGCACCCATAATTGTTGCTGCTGCATTTATAGCGTCTGTATCTCCACTATCAAAAACATCCATATAGGTTATAGGGATTGAATTGTCAGGAAGACTTTCTGAACTTCCATCCTCTAAAACTCTATAAGGAGTTAATCTCATAGCTACACTACCACCTATATCAGTTGGTTTTACTAATGGTGATATTGCTAAATTGACCATAAAATATGGGTAAACATTCCCATCTACTTCTATTGGATTTGTACTTGTGATTGGCATAATTTCTTTTTTTATGTATATATTGCTGATTCTCTATTTGTCCAAGCTACGTTTGTAGCAATTGCTGTGGTAATTGAGCCACTTGTTGATATTGTTAATCTTGTTATAGTCCATACTGTTGCACTTTCACTTACACCTGTTCCTAAAGCTACCCCACAATAGTTTATACTACTATTAGTAGAGTTGTTTGCATTTCTTCTTGTAGATGCATCTTGTTTATTAACAAGACCATTGTCAATATATGCTTTTACAGCTTTCTGTGAAGGTACTAATAGATCACTATCTGCTGCTAACAGTGGATCTATATCTATGGGTACTCCCCTTGTTGTTCCTTGTGCCATAATTATCTACTTATTTCTTCCCAATCTAATGATGCAACAACTGTATCACTTGCACTATCAGAAGCAATTACAAGTGTAAGTTCAAAAGGTGTTGCTGTTAATCCATTTCTTTCTAACTGAAACTTAAATAACGCTTCTTTTAAAAGGTCAATCTGACTTGAACCTTGGTTTGTTGCATTAAAAAATCCACTTGCAAGTATTCTACCTCCCGCAAAAGTAGTTCCTGTTATATTGTATTCTAGACAAGAGTTTGTTCCTGCACTAACCCAAGTTCCACCTGTTGTGGTTCCTGTTGCTATAAGTTGCCAATTATAATGACCTGTAGTAATTGGCATTGCAGAAAGAGCTGAAAGTATTGCAATACCATCTAATCTTGTTGTTTTTAATCGTAAGCTTATTACAGGATAGAATGTTCCTGCAGTTCCTAATGTTCTTGGAGAATTAATAGGGATACCTATAGCTTGTTGCAATCCTGCAAGCTCATACCCTCCTTCAGATAGAACAGTTGAACATATTTGTTTTAATGTACTTGCTCCACTTGTAGCACCTGTATTTGTTATCTCATATCTCAACGGTAAAGAGGCTGTTGTTATGTATGTAGAGGCAATTATATTAGCATGCTGAAACTTATGACAAACATAAAAGTTACCATCTATTACAAATCCTATTCTAACTGTACCTACACCTAACCACTCAAGATCCATAAATAATATTTGAGCTTTTGTTAAATCAAGTGTTATTCCACTTGGACCTGTGCCATTCATAGGATCAACATTCCAACTTGCTTGAGTGACAGGAGTATTTACTAACGCACCACTAACAGAACTTCTTTCAACAAAACTTACTGTGCTGTCATTTTGTTCTAAGTAATATCCATTAGCAGCTCCATAATATCCAACCCTCTGTCTTAATCCTGTCTTAGCTGAACTCATCACAAATGTGTTTAGAACAAGAAGACTTTTTCCGGGTTGGTATGAAAATATTTTTGTAGTCTCTCTAATAACCTCAGAACCTGATGCCGCTGTTACGTTTAAATCTACAAGACCTTGATTAGCATTAAATACGGCAGTACCGCTAGTAGCTGTAGATGTTGACCATAAATTATTATCTGCAAACCTATGACTAGAGTCAAATAATGTGTATGGATTACTAACCCTAAGTCTACCAAATGCATCTATATTTACAGAATTTGCATAAGATATTGCCGGACTTATTATACTGTAACCTGAATAGTTCTGTGCCATAATTATGATATTTCAGTACCCCATACCTGAAAGGCTAGGCTACTATTTCCTGAATAAACTCTTATTTTATCTGTTGCTGCTAATGTAACACCTATTGTCGCAATAAATGTATCATTACCTGCAAGAAGTATATCGTAGTAAAGATAGTCTTTATTTGTTGTTGCTGCACCTCCTTGAGATATACTAACTCTAAATGAAGTTTGTGTAGCTGCTAAGTTGCATATTGATATAGAACTACACACAGTAGACGTTGCCGCTGGTACAGTATATAAATCTGTAGGTGTTGTTGCTGAAGGACTTACCTGCCCTAATATTTTGTATACGTTTGCCATAATTTACGATCCCATTAATAAAAAATTTTGTTCAAATCCAACTGTTTGTGCTGTAGCATTTAATGTTCCTCCTGATAAACTTAGTCCACTACCAATAGTTATTTCTTCCATTACACCTGTGCCCACAGTACTTCTACCAATAAGTTTATTGGTATTCATAGATGTAGATATAACCGGTGTTGTACCTCCTGATGATGTTATAGGGCTTGTTGCCGTTACACTTGTAACTGCTACCGGGATTGTTGGATAGTCAATTTGTTTTACATTACCTGACGTGTCCCTTACTAAAAGTTTATCAGATGTTGCGCCTGTTGTAGGAGTTGTTTGTATTAATAATTGTCCATTTGCTTTTACTGTAAATTTTCTTGTAATAGAAGTAAAAGTATTACCTGTTAAAATGCTAACATCATTACCATCATAAGAGCCTACAAAAACTTCTTCTGTTCCAAGTAACCCACCTTTTCCTGCAAGTAATGGAACATAATAGTTTGGCCCAAATTTAATAATACTAATGGTTTTTAGATAATTATTTGAATCAATTCCTGCGCTATAACCTGCAACTGCTCCGTTTCCTGTATTTTGATTTCTTGCGGCATAACCTACAGACCCATTAACATTTCTATTAACCCAAAAACCATTACTTAAAGAATTAGTTGGTTGTAATCTACTTCCAATATAAGAGTCAATAGTTATTTCTTCAATAAGCTGAACAATTGTAGGACCCAAACTAACAGAACCATCTGCCATTAAATACTGTAGGTTTGTTCCTCCTGTTTTAATAAATGAAGTTGCAGTTACATTACCTGTTAGATTGATGTTGTTTATCGCAGTATTACCTACAGATAATACATCACCTAATCCCGGTGTTGTTGATGTTGGAGCATTTACCCATCTTATACCTAATGCTGTTTTTGAAAGAAATTGACCTGTTGTTCCAATACCTGTGGTGTCATCTTGTATATTCCCCGGTATTATCCTTGTTGAAGTAATGTTTCCAACAAGAGTTATACTCTGAGTAGCAGTATTCCCTGAATTAAGAACTGCCTGAAGATTGTCTACCGGCAAATAACCCCAATTTATACTTGAAGCTCCTTTACTAAGAAATTGAAAAGGTAATCCTTGACTACCACTCGTATCCTCAATATTATCAGGTCTTATTAATGTGGTATCAATTGTACCTACTAATGTAATGTTTTGTGTAGCAGTATTCCCTGCATTAAGAACTGCTTGTAAAGTAGCAGCAGGAAAGTTACCTGAAAACAAATTCAACAACTCCCCTAACGAAAAGTTCTTTGTCGCAAGAGGAGTAGCTGATGGTGTTGGTCGAGGAGCTTCTGTCCCTATTAACCTATCGCTTAATTGTAAAGGTGTGTCCGCTAAGGAGTAAGTAGCTATCTTCGACATTATGTATTTTTTAAGTTTTAAACAACAATTCTAACTTCACCTGTAGATGTCTTGTATATTGAATTGACAGCAAGGCCACCTGAAATAGCAGCAGAATTATTAGCATAGGTTGGAAGAGTAGAGTTTACTTTTGTAACAAACTGCCCTGTAGTTGTAGCAAGATCAATTACATCTGCAATAACAAAACTTTTTGTTGCATCAGAATTACTAACATCTGTTCCAATAAGAAAATCATCTAAAGCAGGAGGTATCGCATCAGGGTATGTACTAATCTTTGCCATTTTATTTTAGTTTAAAGTTAATAGATATAGAATCTTATCTACAAGAGCAATCATCTCATCTATAATGTTTTGTAACTCTGATGGATAATTATTTCTCTCAGTATCAAGAGTTGAACGTAATTCTTTTAAGTGAGCAGTTGCATCTGTGTTCTTTGATTCAGGAATAACTATCTCAACTCTTTTGTTTCT